GGGCTTTCTTGTTGATATACCCCGTCAGCGTTCCCGCGTCCTCGAGCAACTCGTCCGTGACCGGAACCATCGCGGTCAGCTTATGGAGCTCAAGCGTGCGGCTTTCCAGCGCAACCTTCGACTGCGCGATCAGCTTCTGCTCGCCGGTCCAGTAAGCCTGGATCCCGCCGGTCTGCTGCCATGGCGTGGTTTCGTCGATCGGGATGGTCACATTGTTCGAGCTCGTGGTCAAACGGTCAGTCCGCCCAGCGAGATCGTCCTCCGCGTCGACCTTCTGCATGATGGTGTTCCGGAAATCTGGAGGAACCAGAAACCCGCCATCCGCTCCCGTGCCCTCGCTCGAGGACGTCGACGGCGCCGCATTCGCGATCAGGCGCGGATCGATGTTCTGAGCGCCCTTTGCAGACGCATGCAAAACGGCCTTGCCGAATTCGCCGACCGACACGAATCCAAACTTGCGGTCGTCATTCTCGGAAGAGTGACGAGTTCTTGCAGCCTCGCCATACGCGGGCTGTTCGCCCACGGTCTTTCGGCCAGCCGGCTGGCTCAGCTTTTCGCTGGCCGCGGCAATTCGCGTCCGGCGATCGATGTCTTCAACCGTCGAGTTGAAACGCGCCTCGAGGTTGTCGATCATCGTTTTCTCGTCCGCCGTCAACCCGCGCTTCTCGGTGTCCGCCTTGTCCTGGATCCGCTTCATCTGATTCGACAGATCGAGCGCCAGCTCGCGCAGGCTGTCGATCGTCGGCGTGTCATTGCGGAATCGCACGTGTGGACTCGCCGTCCGCCGGAGAAATTCCTCGAGCTCCGTCATGCTCATTGGGCGCGCCGAGGGTACGGCCAGCGGCATCACCGCCAGGCTGTAGCCGGCCGCGGCCGCGGAGGGTTCCGCCATCGCCGTGGCGGCGATCATGCAGACGATCATCACGGTCAACGCCGCGATACCGATGGGACCGAGAATATCAAATCGATTGGGTTGGGCCGGCGTCACCGACGTGCAGAACTGAATGGCCCACCACCGCTTTTTGTCTTTGATGTGATTCATGGATTCAACTCCCCAAAAAGTGTTTGTTTGCGATCTCGAACTAGGTGGTGGGCTGGCCCAGCCATTGGCGATTTGACAACACGCTCGCCACGCGCGCGAGTGCGGGATGCGGCGCTGGCGCCGTTCCCTCCGTCTCCACAGTGGAGACAGTTTCTTTTTCCGGCGGCGGCGCAGCCGCGCGTCCGATCGCCGACTTCAGCGATGCCGGAACATTTCTGAAATTCTTGATGTCGTGACCCGCCATGGCCGCAACTCCGACTTCCACGTCAGAGACGGAATCGGCAAACCCGTTTTCTACGGCTTCGTCCGCCGTGAACCAGGTCTCGGCGGTCATCCACGCGGTGACGTCGGATTGTTTCTGGCCCGTCCTCGCGACGTACGTGTCGACGATCGTGGTTTTCATTTTGTCGAGAGCATCGGCCGCCTTGCGCATCTCTTCGGCTGTTCCCACGGCAAAGCCCCACGGATCGTGGATCATCATCAGCGCGTTCTTGGACATCACAATCGAGTCGCCGGCCATCGCAATCACGGAGGCGATCGACGCGGCCAGGCCGTCGACCTGAACGCGGATCTCGGCGCGATGGCGCTTCAGCTGGTTGTAGATCGCCACGCCGTCCATCACCGAGCCGCCCACTGAGTTGATGAAGACGTTCAGGACCTTCACGTCGCCCAGCGCTTTCAGGTCGGCGGCGAACTGTTTGGCAGTGACGCCATCCCAGGAGTCGCCGACAATGTCGTAGATGTAGATATCGGCGCTGTCCGCCTTCTTCTCCATCCGAAACGGCTTGCGCTCGCCACCAGAACCCGGCCCGTTTAAAAACGCCCAGCGTCTCCGATTCATTGAATGGCCCCCTTTACGATTCCGGCGAATTCCTCGCCGAGCTCATCCGCGCGCGCGTCAATGTCACGCCATGCGCGCAACCGGGTTCCATCGTAAGCCGCCACGAGCTCTCGATAATCCTCACGTGTCCGTTCTTCAGCTGCTGCGATCACGAACGATTGAGCGTTTCGAATTTTCGATTCGTAGCGATCGCCGGCAACGCTGACCAAAATCTCGATGGTCTCCGCAATCTGACTGGCCACGTATTGGAGCTGTCCGGTCTTCTCCGGATCCATCAGATCGCGGAATTCCTGGGCGGTCTTGCTGCGGATGGACTCCGCACGATGAAGGTGACGGCGCATACAGCGGCGCATCGACGCGGCAAACAATGCCCGGGCCGCTTCCGTCAGGCGTGGCGCCGGATCCGCTGACGCCGGCTGCTTCGCTGCAGGAGCAGTTTCACCATTGGCCACGGCCTCGAGTGTAGTCAGCTGACTTTCCACCGTGAGCACGTCGCCTTCGGAGCCGACGGAATTGAATCCACGCCGCCGGCGGACTTCGTTTCTACGGAGCAGGCCATTGCGGACGAGAATCGCATCCGTCTCCGCCTTCGATTTCGCGTCGCCCTCGGCCGCCCATTCCAGGTCGCAGCGCACGGTGATAGGCCCAGCCGGCAGGACTTTGAAATCGATCTCTTGCTCGCAGCGCTTCGCCCACGGTCGTAGCGCGTCGCGCTGAAACTCAATGCCCTGGTGTTCGATGTTGCCGAACGTCGCGCGATCCAGCTGGGCAATCTTGTGCGGTGGCACACCACACCAGCGGCAGACCTCGTTCACCATGAAGTCGCGGAGCTCGCGGTTTTGGCCTTCATTGAGAGTCGATGTAATGGGCGTCCATTTCATGCCGCTCCCGAGCACCAGGAACCTGAAGGCGTTTTCAGGACCGGACACGCGCTTCTCCACCTGAGCCCGGATATCGTCGAGTTCCTTCTGATCGAGTGTGCTGTCGGTCGACAACACGCCGCCCATCGCGGTACCGTGCTGGAAATATTTCAGACCGAACGTGTCTGCAGCGGCCGCCTGCAACAGTCCACGCGCCGCAGTGGACACGAGATCAAGTCCGCAGGTTCCATCGAGACCGACGCCGTGAATGTGGTACACGTCGGCGTATGGAAGGAGCGTGGGCGGCTTGCCGAAGTTCGTCACTCGCAGCTGCAGCGCGCCGGATTCCCCGCGCTCGAGCGTGCAGCGGTTCGGATAGATCGGCCAAATGGCCGCAGGCCTGCCGACGCGATCGCGTTCGATTTCTCCGTATGAATTTCCCCACAAAAGCGCCACGGCGACGGTCGCCTGGTGGAATGAAATCGGCGACATTTCAAGGTTCGGCCGAACATTGAGGATCCGGTATGCCGTAGATCCCGGCATGTAATCCCGGTCGCCATTGGGCTGTTCCAGGAAGATCTCCCACGTGGATGAGCCGATCGCTTCGGAGATCACCCGCATGCAGGCCCAGAGCGCGGAGATCTTGATCGCGTCCTCGTGGGTGATGAATGCGGCGCCGACGCCGGGAAGCACCGCCAGCACGCGGTTCGAGTAACCGCCGGACCAGTCTGGCTGCGTCAGCCGCGCCAGCGCTCCCGGCCGTTTCTGATCGAGCAGGTCCGCGAGAAGGCCCACGGTTATTCGTGCCTCTTGAATCGGATTTCCTGGATCGGCGGATGCGGATGCTGAATCGGCGCGAATGAGGGATGCTCAAACATCCCGCAAACCATTGCACGCTCCTCGTCAATCCAGACACGGAGGAGCTTCGCGTCCGGCGGGATCCCATCGCAGGAAAGCGTTTCCGGACCGCGCGTGCGGAATACCTGCCACCATAGGCCGGCGTCAACCTGGACGATGCGGACCCGGGTTGGCGTGAATGGACTCGCTTCGGCCGCGGCCGCGGAAGGTTTTTGTTGCTTGCTCATTTGATCCATTTCCAAAGAGGTTTGAGGGACAACAGCAGAATCGCGCCGGCGGCGATCGCGCCAGCGCGCGGGTCATAACAGGCAACGCCGATCGTGAGCAGGATCCAGCCCGCCAGGAACGACAGCCCATCCACGCCGAGCTTGATCACACCGTCATAGACCGCGCCTACACCGTTGCTGACGATCTTCCTAACGCGTTTCATCACATCCACACCGCAATCGGCTTTCCGAGCTTGGGCATGTGCGCTATCACGCTCGCGTGCCCGGTGATCATCGCGGACATGCCGTCTATGCGTTTATTCGTCTTCAACCGGTTCACCTTCACGGGCTTGATGTTTCCTGCCGCGTCTGCATCGACCGAACAACAATCGGCCATCCAGGAGAGCACCGGATTGTTCCCGTGGCGCAGCGACCGATTCATCATCAACCGCTCGATGTCTTTCGCTGGCGCCGACAGCGACGCGAACCCCTGCCCTGTGGGCTTGATCGTAAATCCGTCGGACTGCAGCTGTGTGGTGATCTGGGTAGCGTTCCACCGATCATTCGCAATTTCTTTGATGTTGTAGATTTCTCCCAGTTCATTGATTCGCTTTCGAACGAAGTCAAAGTCGATGATGTTGCCATCCGTCAGCTCGATCAGTCCCTGCTTCGCCCAGCGGTCATAGGGCACGTTGTCCTTCTTGGCCCGGCGGATGATGTCGTGCTTCGGCAGCCAGAAAAACGGAAGAACGAAGAGCTCGTTCCCGATTGGGAACAGCAGAACAAACGCGGTGATGTCTTGAGTCGTCGACAGATCCATTCCGGCAAAGCAGCTCTTCCCGGCCAGGTCATGGACGTTGAAAGGCGCGCCGCACGCGTTCCACTCATGCATCGGCAGCCAGCGCATCTCCTGGCCGAGCCATTCATTGCCGCGCAGCCGGCGGAAATTGTTTTGTTCGGATGGCAGGAGCTTCGCCTTCGCCGCGGCCGCGCGCACCTTGTCGATCCGGAGGAAGTCGCCGAGCGCTGGATTGGAGGCGTACCACCCGGTGGCTGGCTTCCCCTCCTTTGCGGGTTCGCCCTCGAAGTCCCACTCATCCTCATCGCGTTTGGCGTAGATGACTGGGTAAAAGTTCGGATCGTTGATCACTCCCTGCAGGATCTGCCGCGCATATTCATGCTGATCCCAACAGATTGGAGATTCCCCGGAGATCCCCGCCGTCGTGATCGCCACAAGCAGGGGTTGCGATCGCGTGTCCGATCCCAGGCTGAGAACGTCCCAGAGATCGCGGTTCTTTTGCCGGTGCAGCTCGTCGTACACCACCATGTGAGGGTTGATGCCGTCCTGGGCGCCGACGTCGGCGGAGATCGCGCGATAGAACGAATTGCGATCGCTCTTCAGGTAGATCGTCTTCGTTGAATCCACGATCCGGCACATGGCGTTCAGCTCCGGATCATTGCGCACCATCTGCGCCGCCACCCGGAACACGAGCCCCGCCTGGTCGCGCGTCGACGCCGCCGAATAGATTTCGGCGCCCGGCTCGTCGTCGATCAGGAGACCGCCCAGCGCCAGGCCGGCCGCGAGCTCGGTTTTCCCGTTTTTCTTTGGAACCTCAATGTAGGCGGTGGAGTACTGCCGATACCCGGTCTTCTCGTTAACCGTGCCCATCAGGTCGGTCACTATCTTTTTCTGCCATTGCGGGAGAAGGAACGGCTGTCGCGCGAAGAGGCCCTTCGTGTGGGTCAGGCACTTCTCGAAGAAGTTGGTCCAGATCCGCGCTCGAACTTCATCGTACACGGTGAGACCTCAGCTCGAGGCCAACCTCTCCCGCAGCTGTTTCTGCGGAACCTCCATGATGATGTTCGCGCGCACGCGGCCGATCGCCGTCAGGCACATATCATTGCCCAGCTGGCGCATCATCTCCCGCTCGCGTTTGGACACCCAGCTCCAGGGATTCTCATGCTGTGCGCCGGCATCCGTTTTGAGGATGCTGCCCTCTTTATCGAGGTGGCCCTCGGCTTCAATGAACCGGGCAAACGAGGCGCAGTAGGCCGCCAGGTGTCCGCGATCTGTCCGGCCGAGCAGCCCCAGTTCCTCCAGAATCGGAACCAGCCGCCGCCATTCCTTTTTGGCTTCCTTCGACAGCTCCTTCGGGCAGGTTGGCCGGACCGTATCGGCGCGGAGTTTTTTGCCGCCTCCATCACCGCCATCAGTGGATGACGGTCCGGATCCGGGTATCGGGCGGTGGCCCGGATTACCCTCGACGGCCCTCAAGTGTGGTGGCCTGGGGGGGCGCCCTCTCATCGTTGACCCTCCCCCCCTTCAATTTCGCGGGCGCTTTCAGCCGGGGCGCGAGCGGTCGCCAGCGTCGGAGCCGTAGAGACTGGACCCCCGTCGGGGTGCTCCATCGTCAACGCGATCCCGTGCATGTCGATCTCGCCATCAGTTCCGAAGGCGTGCTGATAGCCAGCAGCTTCGAGCTTGTTGCGGATCTCTTTGTAAGTCTCCCAGGAGACATCCAGTAAAGCGTATGTATGGCTCATCGATCCAGTACCTCCGTTCCTGATTTGCGATTGTGGCAGTCCGTGCACAGCCCCTGATGATTGGAGTGCAACCAAAACAAAGAGCGATCCCTGCGATGGGGCTTCTTATGGTCGACAACGTCGGTCAAACGAATGATTCCTTGCTTGGCGCATTCCTCGCACTCGACATGGTTTCTGCCGCAGAGCGAACAGTTGCGTTGCCGCTTGAACCATGCGGTGTAGTCCTTCCAGCGCCGTGTGTAGCCGCGCTCGTCAGTCGTTCCGCGCACGTCCTGATAAGGGCTGCGCCTCCCATGATCTGGACATGGTTGCGAGTGCGGACACCGAGGGTAGTAACGGCAGCGTGGAGCGATTGCATTCGGCATCAGGCGGAACCGGCTTTCCTCGTGGCCTGACCTCCACGCCTCTCGGTGTGATCTTCCCTCTTGTGAATGCTGAGGGCGTGAGCGTCAGCGAAATCCTTCCGGCAGAAGTTACACGTCAGTGAATGCTCATTGGCCTTGTGGATCTCGAGCGCGCGAGCGTCAGGAAAACCTTTCGCGCAATAACTACACTTTTCCGTTTTCGGGAAAGACGCTCCTTCGCACGCAATCCGATGCCGCCCTTTCCCGGACCCAGCCATGACGCGGCCGCAGTCAGGACACGTCCATGGAGCACTGGGCGCACGCTTCCTGGTAGAGCCGTCAGATGAGACTTTGCCGGCGGATCCTTCCAGCGCATTGATTGCCGTTTCGATGCGGGCGCGCTCCTGGCGAAGCTGTTCGATGATTGAATTCACACTCATTTGTCGTTACCGCTCCCTGATCCTCAAACAGAAGAATCCGCAAATAGGGTTTTAACCTTCGACGTCAGACCGTCACAGAATTCGAGGATCCTTGCCTCGCTCCGATGCTCTCCGCACCATTCGCCGGCATAGTCCGGCCCGGGCATCCGCGTCGGTGAATGAAAGCTGACCTGTCCGTTGGGAAGATCGACATACATGACCCATGACGCGCCGCCATCAAAGACCACGTTTTGATCCTGCTTCCATCCCCATGTGACGCCGAGCGATCGCCCGTGTGCACTCAGGACGCTGGCGAGGAGTCCCATTGACCAGCTTTTACGCTCATACGCCATACTGCGATAGGAGCCGCGGCCGCGAACGCCGCCTCGATACACCTTCGCCCGGGCCGAGCACTTTTGCGCTCGAAACAGATTCATGGCCAGAATGCCGACCGGGCCGAGCTGCTCCAGCTGTTGGTAGTAGCGTTTGGTGAGCTCGCCGTCTGAACCGGAATAGACCTCGATCGCCTTCATATCTCTTCGATCCTCAGAGGCGCGTACTGGATTTCGAACCACTTCTTTTTCACTCTGTACATGGCGGTCTTGTATCCCTTGGCGTCGACAATGTGGATCTGGCCGGCGCGATCGCGATAAACGAAATCGGCGACGTAGCTGGACACGTGCGCAGGAGATCCGTCTCCATCTCTGGCGACCGTGTCGAGAGAGAACCGTTTCTGCAGCTGCAGCTCCGTGATTTCTCTACGGCTTTCCAGCGTCTTGAGAAGGAGATAGCAATCCCGTTCATGGACGGAATCGAACACGATGCCGTCTTCGGTGCGATCGGCCTTGCTGCCGATGTTG